TTACCGGCCCCGTTTGACTGAATTGTCTCGCACTTTCACTGAGAGTTTGGCCACCTGCGTGGCTTGCTACAAAGTGATGCGTGAGCGTTCAGGCGACATTTGCGGTGAAACTGCATTTGTTGATCGGTACCTTCGTGCCTGGGAAGTTGTTGAAGACTCCTGGGCCGACGAGGTTTCAAAATTGGAACTTCGAAGTGCTGGTCGAATGTACGTTACGTACTACCTGCGCGAGTTTCAGAAGGACATCAAAATCCTTTTTGACGCTAGACAATCTAGGAAGCGACTAGCTCCTGTCGGTCTGTACTTTTACGGTGCAGTCGGTATTGGCAAATCCTTCTTTGTTGAACCTTTGGTTCAGAGCTTGTTCCCGGACATTGACCCTGCTCAGGTTGCTTACTCCAAATCTGCAACTGACAAATTTTGTTCTGGTTATCGGAATCAACCCGCTTTCGTCATTGACGATTTCGGTGTTAATCCCGAACAGTCTGCACTGTTAGCAGGAGAAATGTTGTCCATTATTTCGGACAATCCCTATCCTCTTAACATGTCAGACAATAGCGAAAAGGGGCGGTTGTACACATCATCTTTGCAGATCTTGTGTTCTAACTTAGCTCCCCACGCTAGAGTGAATGGTATTACTACCCAGGGCGCCTTCAAGCGCCGATTCACTTATTTCACCGTTACTCTCAAGGACGAGTGGAAAACTTCCGGTGGAGTTTTGGACAAAGAAAAACTGTCCAAACTCTCCGATGAAGAACAATCGCGTTACCCTCACTTATCTTTTTCCCGCTGGAAATTGGTTAAGGAAGGAAACGAACTGAATGTTGTCGACATGAAAGAATCTCTTTCTGCTGATGATGTTGGTATTATTGTTCGAGCCTTATTGGTGTCGCGCGAGCGTCGGTCACTCGACGTTGGCTCCACCACTAAGTGCTTCATCGATCGCATGCAGAGTGAATTCTTTGCTCGCGACGAAGTGGAACCCCAATCGGGAAAACCACTATGGTGTCTCCCCTCCAAAAGAGGGCGAAAGACCAAGAAACAGGTATCGCGCACGTTGGAAGCTGCGGAGCTCTTGAGGAATTACTCTAGAGTTTTGCGGCTACGAACTAAGCTTACCTGGTCTGGACTCAATGCCCGACTGAATGCTGGATTGAAGTTTCTCTTTTCAAGAGATTCTACTATCCCGCAACGTCGGTTTTTCGAGTACAAGGACGGTGTAGATATTTTTCTATGCTGGTCCTCCGCCAATCCTGAAGCTGCTGAATATTTCAGTAGTCTGATTGATAATGGCGTTGAAATTACAGACGACTGGATCGACGGTCTTCCTACTCCCTCACAGGATGAAGTGAAGATTGAAGGTCTGACGTTTGCTAATAATTTCTTTTCTGCTCTTGAAGAGGGTTTGCCCTCTGAACCTGTTCTCTCCCAAGGTGGCCTTGCCACTTCGGATGATGAGAAGGAAGAAAAGACGATTCCCATGGACGATGAAGTAAATTTCTCGCTCAAAGGTGAATCAATTACCCTGGCGCAAGCCAGGAAGATTTGTGCTATCGGTCGCTTACTTTCTGAAAGTGAGCCCGAAACCGTCGAAGTTGTTGTTGAGGACGACAAAGACGGTCTGGCTTTGCCAGAGCCTGTTGAGAAGAAGATCTTTGGATTTTCTTTCTCTACTCTCCTCAAATACTTTAGTGGATTTTTGGTCGGCGTTGCCGGCCTAGCCGCTTTAGTAAAAGTTTTCAACCGCAGTTCAGTTTCTGATCAGCGGGGCAAGTTCTACGCGAAGGACCGTGACGGGTTCTCCGACAATGCTTCCGGTCGCCGCCGTAAAAAGCGCGACAAGGGAGGCTGGACTAGAGCTGCCGACTGGTTTAACGCCCAGTCTGGTGAAGCCAAGGAAATTAAAGTCGATAGCGATTCAGACGATTGCTACGATATTCCAACTTTCGAAGTTCCCCAGGACCCTTCTATTCACATAGAGAGTCCCAGCCACGTCAAACTGGTTGCAAGTCAACTTCGCAAGATCGAGCGCAACATGTTCACGCTCCAGATTGGTCAAGAGGCAGTTTCTGCTTTAACCATTCGGGGGCGCACGTGTTTGGTCACTCGCCATATGTTCTACAAGTCGGATGAGTTTGGGAAGGTTTCCCTTATTCCTGACGGAACTATGGTGTGGTGTTCATTTCCGCGCTTCAAGGTTCAGGGTTTTCCCTTTACCTCGTCTATGCTTGGCAACATCCTTCCGGACGTTGACTCGCTTTCTTTTGATATTTGCACTTTGGAACTTCCAGAAGCTTTCGCCTCACGGCGAGATCTGACGGAGATGTTTCTTCCTGCAAGTAAATTGAGTAAATTTCACCAATTCAAACACATTCTGTACGACTGTGGCAATACTAAGGATTCGGGACGGGTTTCACTTGTGGAATCCCCCCTCTCTTGGGAAGTTGCTTCGTCTGGTGTTGGAAACAATACCTACATGAATCGTTACTTTGAATATGTTGGCCTTGAAAAGGGCGACTGTGGTTCTCTCCTTCTGGGGGAGCTCAACGGTCAGCTTAAAATCTTGTCCATCCACGTCGCATCTCGTATCCGGCGTCTAGGCCCTTCAGTGGGTCTGGGCGCTGCGATTACCAGCGATATGGTAGGCAAGATTCAAGCTCAATGTGGTGTTTCTTTACCAAAGAGTGCTCGGCATCAGGATCTTGATCCTATTTACGAGTACTTGGGTGATGTTACCGTGCGGCCTCCTTTTCCTAGGCCGTGTGGTTTTCAGCTTAGCGCTATCTCGGGTTCACCTGAGATTGCCGCTATTCAAAAAGCTCCCTGCGTTATGGGCAATCCCAAAGATCCTCGGATCGTTGCGACTGGCTATACTGAGCTTGACATCACTATTATGGAAATGAATCGCCTCGGGAAAGACAAATTTGTCATTCCAGAGGAAGACTTACCTCACATTCGTGAAAGTCTACAGATTGAGTACATCCGCGCTGGTAAACACCGGTGTCAGGCTCGATTGCTTACGCTCGACGAGTGCCTTAACGGGTCTCGTGAGTTTTCGCGTATCGTTCCTTTGGATTATACTACATCTCCTGGGTTTGATTACAACCAGCGTGTTCCATCCGGAACGAAAGGGAAGAAATTCCTTTTCACCGGAGAGAACGGCGCTCGCACTGTCTCAGATCCTGTTCTTGCGCAGCGACTTGTCGCTACAGAAGAACTTTTCCTTCAGGGCACTGTTCCATTTTGCCCCTTCACCTGCGTGAAGAAGAGCGAAATTCGCTCTAAGAAGAAGAATGATGCGTGGATGACACGTGTTATTAACGTTGCTCCTGTGGAGCACACGATTCTTTGCAAAAAGTACTTCGGTGCTTTCTTGCATTTTCTCATGAACAACAACGCTACGACTCCAGTTGCTCTTGGCATGGACCCCTACTCTTCGGAGTGGGACGACATGATCAAACACTTTCTCAAAGTGGGCGACCTCGGTTTTGATGGCGATTATTCCAAGTTTGAATCTTTTCTCAGTGAAAGCATTCTTGCTGAAGTTGAGTTGTTGGTTGAGGATTGG